GTAATTGTTATCACTTAAAACTTTATTTTCCGTTGTACTGCCTGTTTTTTTCTCCTTATCAACTTTTAAATCAAGAGCTGCCTGGGTAGCAGACGACACAGGTTTGGCCGCATCTGATGTAAGGTCTATGGCTCCCAGCGCATCCACCATCTTGTTAAATTTAGGAACAACAACTTCATTTACAAGCTGGTCAAATACTGCCTTTGCTTCCGCCTCAGGCAGCTCCATGGGGTTAGACTGCACACTGACGCCTTTCCCTTCCATGTCAGCCTCTAAAATTTTGTAGCTCTCTGCATCCAAATTCTATCATCTCCTTTCTAAATGGAATCCGCAGACGGAATTCACTTCCGTTGAGGAAAACAGCAGATTTCAGGCATTTTGCCGCTGTAATCTGTCTGTTTAAACCTCTGTCAACTCGTCAAAAGCTTGAATGCAATGAGCTTTTGACGAAGGGTGCCTGCACCCCTATCCTCTGTAATATCCATTCTCCGTGAATTCAAAGGCAACCATGTATAAGCCAAAAGGTTCATTCAAAGCACCATTTCTAAGACTGAATCTCGCCTTGTCCACCTTTTTGACCTTTATTTTTTGGCCAAAGGTTCTTGGTGTATTGTCCGTACTGAAATTAATTTTTTCCCAGTTGATATGGGTAAAATCAAAATACATTGCCTTGGCTCCACTGTCGTAAATCTTACTCCATACACCTTTTTTCTCTGCAAACACCTCGACACCTGTGGCGATGGCAGGGGCTAACCGTAGGCTTAAATACCGAAATGTTTTATTTTTATAGAACGCTTTTCCCGATAAATCAGGAATATCCCATCTGGCCACAATGGCTTTTCCTAAATCGTTGTAGCTTTTCTGGTTCTCCTTGTCGTCATAAAAACGATAGGTCTTGCCATTGGCATCCCCAAAACAAAGCCGCCCTTGGCTGTCCTCCCAAAAAAGCCTTGCAGGCACATTGTTCCAATAGTAGCATTCGTATTGAAAGTTGCTGTAAGGATTATCCTTCTCATAGGTCTTTTGCAGTCCATCCAAAATATAAACCCGTCCAGTGCCCACCGAAAGCAAATAGAAGTCTCGCCATGTAAAAGCAAAGCTGTCTTTCAGGTTGCTTTCCGAAAGCAAAGCATTGTTGATATAAAAGCTTCGGTTCTGGCTGTATTTCTCTCCGGTTAAGTCTGCCGCCGTAATGGCCATAACCCCTAAATCCGTTAAAAATAAAGGCTCACTGCCTAAGTATTCAAAGGTATGCCTACACAAAGCACCTCTGCCGCTTAAGGTTCCCACAATGGAGAAAGAGGCCTGCTCACCGTTCAATTCTCCACGGCGCAAAATAATATTTCGCCCTTCCTCCGATTCACTCTTATGTGCGGCAAGACGGTCGTTGATGATGCTGTACCCCACAATTGCACTATTGCCCTGCCCCAGAACGCTATACCAGGTATCCCCGAAATAAAACCCATCCGCCATTTGGCAATACCAGTCATAATTTTGAAAATCCAGATTTCCGCTAACAAACATACGGTCAAGGCTCCCGTTCACCCCATATAAAGACATAATGCGGCACTTGTTTATTTTGTCCGCATAGCCGTCTCTTACTTTCGCCGCCGTAATCTCTACGTTGTCCATCCCTGTCACAGGGCTAGCACCGGGGGCAGTGGTGAAGGTAACTGTCCCTGCCGTTCTGTTTACTGTGAAATGGGTACCTTCCGTCTTGTCAGTCCATTCCCCTTCCTTTACCAAAACCCGCACACTTACAGCATCGGAACTCAATTCTGTAGTAGTAAGTTGATAAACCTTATCAGTTTCCGTTCCCAGGAAGCTTTCTTTAAATTTCTTACCAATTAAGTTGATTGGTTCTAAGGTTTTCCCACCACCCGAAGGAAAACGAGAAATAATAATGGTAGGGATATAGGCTTCCTCTTCAATGGCACAGATTTTCCACGTTTTTGTTGTCGTACTGCCGCTTTTCGTCTCAAACTCTCCGTAACAAAGAGCCTTTTTCCCATCAAAGATAAATAGCTTTCCGTAGAATTGTCTTGCCACACTTCTATCGTCTGCCAATCCACTACGAATCACCGTGCCATTCAGATATAGGGAAGTTCCTGCATGAATCAATGTTTTCTCACCCAAACGGTGAACACCGTTTATCCTGCCGCTGTATGTCCCCGTCAGTTCATAACCTTGACGCTTTCGCACCTTCCCGGGAACGTCCCGAATCATGTTTGGAGCTTCAGGACTGCGGGTTAAAGAAACATTGGTGGGGGAAGAGTTCAGGTCTACGCCCTTAAAATCTTCAATGGCCGCAACACTGCGACTAACAGGTGCCGGAATATTAAAAGTTGCCATGTGTATTCCCCCTTACCAGCCTGTCAAGCTGTAAAAACCTCCGCCTCCTGGGCTTGAAGCTCTACGGCTTGTTTTTTTCAGCTCTTCCAGCCATGCTGAGAACTCATTCATGTATATCTGTGCTCGTTGAATTTCATCTTCTTTACAAAGCTGCCCTGCCATGTATAAAACAACCATGTCACAGGCCTCAGCATCCAGTTCAATTTCTGCTGTTTTTGGGGTATCCTTTGCCATGCGAGGATGATATGCGTTGTATCTCACCTTCCAAATTCCTTCTGCATCCTTTTTCAAAAGAAGAATGCTATTGCCTTCTATACGATAGTCTTTGGTCTGTTCGTAATTCACACCATCGTCAAGCCATAAGTCCGCATTGTATAGGCTGTAAAAATCGGTGCATAGCTCCCGCAAGTCGTACCCGTTATATTGCCCTGCCGTAAAGGTTGGCTGGGTAGGCTCGTCACTTCCCTGCCTGAGCGAAACCGTACGCTTTAATAGCTTGCCTGCGGTGGCAAGAATAGAAAAAGCCTCATTGGCTGCCGCAGGCATCATCTTCACATAGGGCGTGGTACTATCGTCCATGACAAGGGTGTCACCCTGTATTTCAAACATTTTTTGCAGTACTATAATCTGCAATTGCTCCCAAGTCATAGCCTGCCTCCTTAACCGGCTGTAATCGCCGTTCCACCTGTTACGCCCTCACCGCAAATTGCAATCCCTCTCCAATCGTTGAAACCAGCACCAAATCTTGCACGGCCCTTCATCACATTGGCATCGGTATTTTCGTCAATCACACTGCGCACAGATAATGGAACTCTGTCAACGAAAGGCAGACACATATAGTTCTGCAAATACTCACTGTCCGCCATCATAAAGTAAGGCTTACCCCCAATGGTCTTAGGCAAGTAACCCCATCTTAGCACGTTCCATAAGCCGCACTGAAAGTTGATTGCGTTACCGTTGCTCTCAGGGTCTAAATCGGAGCCGATTGCCGCCAAAACCGCTCTGGTTAATGACGCATCATTGGGAATAATAATAGTGTCGGGCATTACGGAAAGCAAGTTACCATCCTCGTCCCTGAAATCCTGCATATTTTCTTGCATCTTGTCCATTACATACTGACCAAAGGCTCCTGTAAATTTGTTGGACTGGTTGCTGCCTTTTTTTGTTGCACTGGGATGGGCAGTGGAGAACAATGCCACCTTATCCGCACCCGTTGCATCATATTCCTTACCATCAATGGTAACTTTCGCACCGATTCCCCCGGCTAAAAGGTTTGCTGCAAAAATCTCTTTTGTTCTTCCAAAACTAGTTACAAACGCATTGGCTTTCTGCTTGATTTTTCCAATCTTTGCATCCTCAATCATTTCCTGGGTCACCGCAAACTGATTTTTCCATGTTCGGGATTCAATTACCTTGCTGAAACCCTCCTGCATTTCTGTTGTGGGGTAGGCACCGTTTTCCCCTACATCCGCAAAGTTACCCAAGCTGGTTTCCGAGGTGTATTTCTCTGCAAAATTTGTACTCTTGTCCATGTAGAAAATCTTAGGAATCATGCTTTTCTGTTCAAAGAGCTCTCTCTTCTGATTAATAATTGCCTTAATTGGCTCCTGGCTCTTTCCAAAAATGGAATCGTTTACGCCGCTTGCCTTTGAAAAAATAATACCTGCCATATGTACCTCACTCCTTTATTCCTTCTTATCGAAAGTATCCTCTTGCTTTTCCTGTTGCCGCATTTACACTGACTACAGCAAATACACCGCTGGTTGTTGTGGCCGTCACCTGCAGGCCGTCCGTATGCAGTGTAACCTTTGTTCCAATGGTAGGTGCCGCTGTATACTCCACTTCAAATTCCGTTGTGGTCAATACAGGCATACACACCAAACCATTGTCGTCTCCCTGCCCAACGCAAATATACTGAGGCAACTCCGTTGCACCGCATTTTGTTACGCCGCTGGCAGTGAGAATCAATGCCTCACCAACGGTGTATGTTTCACCGGACTTTTTCGGTAGTACCTGAAAAGGCTCAACGTCCGCAATAGCCCTGCTGCTCACCTTAAACATAAATCAATCCTCCTTGTTTTTTTTCCACATTTTCTGAATCTCTTCATAGGTTGCGTCAGGGAAGAATCCCTTCCAAGTTTTATATTCCTCTTGGCTCATGGCTTCTCCGCCGCCCCCACCGCCCTTGGTAGGGCTTAAATGACGTTTCCCGTTAATTGCATTCAGTGTTCCTTGTTTTGCCGCTGCTGTTCTGCGCTGCATAATCTCATCGGCAAAATTGGCGGTATATGCCTTTACCAAATCCCCGGTCTTTCCCCAATCCTGCAATACCGCCCGCCCGGCTTCACTCTGTTCTAACTGGTTTAAATCAGTAAACCCGCAGTCAGGATACTTTGAAAGGAGATTACTCAACTGAGTCTTTGCAAAATTCTCCGCTTCTCTGGCTTGTTGCTCCTGCTGCATCCGCTGAGCAGAAAGTATTGCCGGATGATTTCCAATCAAATTATTTAAAACATTGGGGTCAAAGCCTGAATCCGCAACTCTGCGGTTATATTCCGCCTCTGCCATTGCCTGCTGATAAGCAGCCAACTCCGCTTCATTTCCCACAGCTTTCCCGGTAATGGGATTTACCAGACCACCATACTGCCGCTTAAAAAACTCCTCAAAACGCTGCTTAGTGGCTTCTTCAATTCTGCGCTCCAAATCATCCGCAGAACCATCTTCCTCAGTATTTGGATCACCTCCGCTGCCTTCCTCGGCGGCAGCTGCCCCATCCTCATTTTCTCCAGTGCCTTCTTCTTGGGATTCCTCCAATTCTTCTTCAAAATCATCTTCGAATTCGTCGAAGAAGTCCTCTGCATTGCCGTTTTCTAAACCGTCCACAAATATTCTCCTTTCTCACAATTACTTTCCGCTTCTCAAATCATTGCCCTTCTGTACTTTGGGCTTCTGCGCACTTTCTGCATCTTTTGGTGCTTTTACTTCCATGGATGCACCACGGCCGATATTCAGCTTTGTACTCTGCTGTTTCATTGTTCTCACCTCCCTCCAAAAATCTCAACCTAGTCCAACGGTACTGCTAACGTCCCAATCTCCTTGTGAAACTCCGTACAATTGGGGTTTCTGCAAGTGAATGTCATATCGTAAAAAGCTTTTGTCGGCGTATTCGGGTCTTTATCCCCCTCAAACCGCAAATCTTTTGATGAAATCATTCCATCTAAGCCGCACTTACTGCATTTCATTTCCTCCACCTCCTAACAAAGCGTTTATATCCATGGGTTGAGTGTCTACTTCATTCTCTGGCATCATGCCTCCCATAGGCTGCATTTGTTGCATTTGTTGCATTTGCTGTGCCTGTTGCATCGCCTCTTGGTTTTTCTGCATTTCCTCCAACTGCCCCTTAATGTCCGCCGCCAAAGGATAATGCAATTTGCTCATCATGTTCCAGAATAATATTTGTGTGCTAATATTCTGTGGATCTCCAAAGGCTCCCGTCTGGAAGTTCATTCTGGTTTCTTGCCACATACTTTCTCGGTTACCCGCCAATGCACTGCTGTTGTCTACGGAGAAAAGGAAATCATCCACCCAATACCATTCCCCCGCTTCATCCTGCCTTAGGTAATCAAATTTATTGAAGAGTGTATATTCCACACTTCCGTCAATACTGGAATGGCGCACTGTCCTTGGCTCGTCACTGTACGCAAGAAGGAATTTAAACATCACGTTAAACAAGTCTGCATACATTGCGTGTTTCATAATCC